GACGGGCTTGACTTTCATCATAAAATCAACCACTCCTTACTTTTATACTCTACGGGATGTCGTATACACGGGTCAAATTTGAGCAGACACACATAATTCGACCCGCGTCGGAAGGAACGTTTCGGCGTTTTTCACAAACTTTGCGGTTTGACCCACTCAGCCGACCCCGGCGCATTCCTCTTTTAGGCGCATTAGTCCATTATGTGATACTAATGCAGTATACACCCTAAAAGTCCAGTTGTCAAGCCATTTTTCACGATTTCTGTGCATTTTTTTGATTTTTGCCGGTTTATTCCGCACACCCGGCAGCGTGTCAATTTTCTTCGTTTTAGGGGTTGATATTTTTATTTTGCACGTTCCATACCAAAACAGCCTTGTGCAATTTGTCTATCTTGTCTCTTGTATTCTGAAGTAGGACTTTATCATAAAGATTTCTCTGCCCTGTTACGCGGCGACCGTAAAGCCGATCGCAACAGATGCCCCTTACCGTAACGCCCCCTCTCGTGAAAATGACATTTCCGCTATTCATGGCGCAGCGCACGCGGAGCCATTTCCAATCGTTCCGTTCCACTTCTGCACAAAAAAGCCCCCGAAAAATCCGCAGATTTTTCAGAGGCTCCCTCTTATAATGTTATCAGCGCTTCACTCATCCAGATAATCCCGCAGGCGCTTGGCGCGGCTGGGATGCCGCAGCTTACGCAGGGCTTTGGCTTCGATCTGCCGCACCCGCTCCCGGGTCACGTTGAACTCCCGGCCCAGCTCTTCCAGCGTACGGGAACGCCCGTCCTCCAGCCCGAAGCGCAGGGCGATCACCCGCTCTTCCCGGGGCGTCAAGCTCTTGAGCACGTTCATCAGTTCCCGGCGCAGCAGCTGCCGCCCGGCTTCGTCCACCGGAACACCCGCTTCCTCATCCTGGATGAAATCCTCCAGATGGGCATCCTCTTCCTCGCCCACCGGCGTTTCCAGACTGATGGGATCCTGTGCCAGCTGCAGCAGTTCCCGCACCCGGTCCGGTTCCAGATCCAGCTGCACGGCGATTTCCTCCACCGTGGGCTCCCGGCCATTTTTGCGCAGCAGCTCCCCTGCTGTCTTTTTGACCCGGTTGATGTTCTCCACCAGATGCACCGGAATGCGGATGGTACGGCCCTGGTCTGCAATCGCACGGGTAATGGACTGCCGGATCCACCAGGTGGCGTAGGTGGAAAACTTGAAGCCGCGCTCCGGCTCAAACTTTTCGGCCGCCTTCATCAGGCCGAGGTTTCCTTCCTGAATCAGGTCCAGAAACGGCAGCCCCCGCCCGACATAGCGCTTGGCCACCGACACCACCAGCCGCAGGTTGGCTTCGCTCAGAGCACGGCGAGCGTCGGCGTCCCCGGCCTGTGCGGCGCGGGCAAGGTCTGCTTCCTGCTGTGCCGTAAGCAGCGGCACCCGGCCGATCTCCTTTAAATAGGTGTGCACCGGGTCATCCAGCGCCACGCCCTCGGCGGAGAGTTCATGTTCCAGCTGACCAAGCTGCGTTTCGTCCAGCGGCGGAAGCTCCGCTTCCTCGTCCTCGGCAATGTGCACGCCCCGGGCCTCCAGCGCTTCGTACAGTTCATCCAGCCGGGCCACATCATAGTCCGCCTCGTCCATGGCGCGGCTGATCTGGTCCGGGGTCAGGGTCTTGCGCCGGGCGTGTGCCGCCAGCGTCCGGGCCAGTTCCTCGGTTTGCGACAATTTCTGCATGATTCCTGCTCCTTTCCTCTCCTGCTCCAGCCGGAGGGGAAAGCGGGCCTCATTCTTCTTCGCACACGAGCCCCTGCTTTTTTTCGCGCATCGACTGGAAGTAGCTGCTCAGTTCCTCGTTTGTCATGCTGGCCGCCTTGCTTGCCACGGGCATGCCCCGGGCAATGCGGTCCAGATACAGCCGGATGTCATCCGGTGTACAGTTCACATCGCTGTATTGTGCCGCAAGATGGCTCAGTTCATTCAGGGCCTCCTCGCTAACAAAGGCCCGGAGGGTGGCCAGGCTGATGTCCACCCCCTGCTGGCGGCAGTCCACCATAGCCTGGTACAGCTCCTTTTGCTGGGGCTGGATGAACTGCTCTGCCGTCAGCTGATCCTTGACCAGATCCAGATACTGCGGTTCCCGCAGGATGGCCGCCAGCAGACGCTGCTGGGCACTGACGATGCCCAGGGCCTGGCTGCCTCCGGCGGTGTAGGACACCTTGATCTGGTCCATCTCCCCGGACCGCAGCACCTGCCGGTCATGCTCCCGACGGCGTTTGCTGCCTGCCTTTTTTACGGCGGTGCCCAGCTGGGTCATGATGGCGGTCTTGGAGATGTTGGTTTCCTCGGCCAGACGTCCGGCGTACACCTCCTGCTCCGTGGGGCTGGAGCGCTCAGCCAGCAGGTCCACCGCCTGTTTGACGTACTCCAGCCGCTGGGCATCCTGCGAAAGGTCATACTGACTGCGCAGTCGTCCCAGACGGAAGTCCAGTGCATTGCCCACGCCGTCCAGCAGTGCCTTGAAGCGCTCGGCACCATACTTTTTGATGTACTCGTCCGGGTCCTTGGCACCGGGGATCTGCAGCACGCCCACCTTGACCGGGCTGTTGCGGAACAGCTCCAGCGACCGCAGGGTGGCTTTCTGACCCGCCTCGTCCGAGTCGTAGCTCAGGATGACCTCGTCCGCGTACTCGCTGATGAGCCGCACCTGATCCGGGGTCAGGGCCGTGCCGCAGGCACACACTGCTGTGTCGATACCGGCCTGCTGCATGCTGATGACGTCCATATAGCCCTCGCACAGCACGAACCGCCGGGACGCACTGCGCTTGGCGATCTGCAGCGCGAATACCGTGTCCGACTTGTGGTAGACCAGCGTTTCCGGGCTGTTGACGTATTTGGGCTTGGAGTCATCCAGCACGCGGCCGCCAAAGGCAATGATGTTGCCCCGCAGATCAAAAATGGGGGTCATGACACGCTTCCAGAACAGGCAGTAGATCCGCCCGGACGGACTGCGCTTGAACAGACCACTGGCGTCCAGCTCCTGCTGATTGTAGCCCTTGTCGCGCAAAAACTGATACAGGGCCTGCCCGTCGTTGGGGGCATAGCCCAGCCCGAACCGGACGATGGTCTTGTCGTCCAGGCCGCGCCGTCGCCAGTAGGCACGGGCCTGCCGGGCCTCCTCCACAGTGGAGTTGAGGCAGGCATGGAAAAACCGTGCCGCCTCCTTGTTCATGGACAGGATGCGGCTGCGCATCCGGCCGGTCTTGTCGTCCTCCTGGGGCTCCGGCATCCCGGCCCGGGCCGCCAGCATCTTGACGGCCTCCGGGTAGTCGATGCTGTTGATCTTTTTGGCAAAGGTAATGGCATCGCCGCCGGCCCCGCAGCCAAAGCAGTAAAAGCTCTGGGTGTCCGGGTAGACGTAAAAGGAGGGGGATTTTTCGCTGTGGAAGGGGCACAGCCCGCCGTACAGCCGCCCCTTGCGTTTGAGCTGCACATAGCTGCCCACCAACTCCACGATGTCGGTGCGGCGGGTCAGTTCCTCGATGTATTCGTGTGGGATCATGGATTTTCAAACGACCTTTCCGGTTTATAGAACATGCCACTTCTGCGGCACAAAAAGCTCCTCAAAGGTACGGATGGCAAACTCGTCGCTCATACCGCTGATGTAGTCGGTCACCGCGCGGTCACGGCCTTCCTGATACGCCAGCTGAACGTAGAAATTGGACATCCGGTCGATGTGGTTCAGGTAGTAGTCATACAGCTCCCCGATCACCTTGTCCACCTTTTGTTCCTCGCGTTTGGCGGTTTTGTCCACATAGACGGTGGCGTACATGAAGTCCCGCAGGGCCAGAAAGGCCTCATTCTCCTCCGTACCCACCCGTACATTGCCGTCGCTATTGCGCAGGATGCTGTTGATCATGGTCGTGATGCGGGCGGATTTGGTGGTGCCCAGCACCGCGGTGCAGTCTTTGGGCAGGATGTCCGGGTCCAGCACACCGGCGCGCACGGCGTCCTCGATGTCGTGGTTGACGTAGGCGATCTGGTCCGCCATGCGTACGATGCGCCCTTCCGGGGTGGCAGCCCAGGTGCCTTTGGTGTGGGTCACGATGCCGTTGCGCACTTCCCAGCTCAGGTTGAGGCCCCTGCCCTCTTTTTCCAGCTTGTCCACCACCCGCAGGCTCTGCACATAATGCTTGAACCCGCCCGGGCAGAGCTGGTTGAGCGCCCGTTCTCCGGCGTGGCCAAAGGGCGTGTGGCCCAGGTCATGGGCCAGGCTGATGGCCTCGGTCAGGTCCTCGTTCAGGCGCAGGGCGCGATCTGCGACACCTCCAGCGTATGGGTCAGCCGGGTGCGGTACAGGTCCCCTTCCGGGGACAGGAATACCTGGGTCTTTTGCTTCAGGCGGCGGAACGCCTTGCAGTGCAGCACCCGGTCGCGGTCACGCTGAAACACCGGGCGCAGCGGATCCTGCGGCTCCGGCACCGCCCGGCCGCGGCTGGCATCGCTGAAGGTCGCCCACGGTGCAAAGGTCAGGTGTTCGATCTCTTCGGTTCTCTGGCGCACATCCATGCTTGTCCCCTCCCTTTTCTGGTTCTTCTCCCCCCTTTCCACCGGAAATCCCGGCGCAGCCGATCCCACGCGCCGCGCCTGCGGCAATTGTAGCACAACGGCCCTGTCGAAGGGGGAAGTTCTGTGTCAGCTCCTAAAATTCACTTGATTTTTAAAAAGGTGCGTAGAATGGCTCAGACACTGCTGCCTCCGCCCCGCCCCGGGTCAGCTCCCGCAGCTGTTCCAGCAGCGGACCTTCGGTGTGTTCCGGCATCTGCCAGCGCAGGGTGACCCGGTCGGCGAACTCCGGCGCAGCCTGCTTTGCCCCGGCGGCGTCGATGAGCAGGGATGCCCGCTCGTAAAGAGAATAGTCCACCGTCATGCGCAGCTCCACCACACTGCGCACCGTGACCACCTCAGCATTTTCCAGCGCGCGGGCCGTGGCCGTGGTGTACGCACGCACCAGCCCGCCGGTGCCCAGCAGCACCCCGCCGAAGTAACGGGTGATCACCACGATCAGATCCGTCAGGCCGCTGTGCTGCAGCACCTCCAGTGCCGGGGTCCCGGCCGTTTTGGCCGGCTCGCCATCGTCGGAGTAGCGTTCCCGATTCCCCTCCCGCAGCCGGTAAGCATACACGTTGTGCCGCGCCGTGCGGTTGGCCGCGCGCACCTGCTCCAGGAATGCCACGGCGGCCTCCTCGCTGTCCGCAAAGGAGAGCTGCGCAATGAAGCGGCTCTTCTTCTCTTCGTATTCGCCCACGGCCGTACCGCGGATGGTCCGGTAATCCTCCACAATGGTTCCTCCTGCGTGTTATTCAGAATCAGTATAACATAAAACGCCATTTGTGCAAGTGAAAAGCCCGGCAGCTTTCGCTGCCGGGCTTTCCTCGCACACAACTTTTCAAGAAAGGGAGAAGGTATCTTGGTATGATGATGAAGAGGATATCACTTGGTGAAGATCTGGATCCACTGATGGCCCCAAGTGCTGCTGCTGTTGTAGTAGTAGCCAACGCCCATGGCACGGGCTTCGGGGTTCAGAATGTTGGCACGATGGCCTTCAGACTGCATCCAGGCATCCACGACCTCCTGCGGAGAAACGCTGCCCCAGGCGGCGTTCTCACCGGTGGGAGCTGCGGTCACGCCGTACTCCTTGAGCACGGTGAAGCACTTGCTGCCATCCGGACGGGTATGGGAGTTGACGGTAGCGATCTCTTCGGCACGCTTCTGTGCGGCAGCGGTCAGGTTGGCATCGCCCATCACCAGCGGGGTCAGGCCGTACTTTGCACGCTCGACATTGACCAGATCCAGCACTTCCTGACGGAAGTCATCGGTGTGAGAGTTTTCGGGGTAAGAGAAGATCAGCACCCAGTAGTTGCCGTAGGCACCGCCCTCATAGTGGCCAACACTCACGGTGGTGGCATCCACATTCAGGATGCGCTCACGGGCGAAATCGAGGTTCATCCACTGGTCCATGGCGGAGTCCGGAGTGGACACGCCGGCCAGATAGTTCTCGCCAACGGACACATCGCCGATGCCGTTCTCGGCAAAAACGGTGAAGTCGCGCTGACCGTTGGGACGCACATAAGAATACGTGGTAGCCAGCTCTTCGGCACGCTCAGCAGCGGCGGCGTTGTGGGCGGCATCGCCCAGCTCCACGCTGTTCAGACCGGCCTTTGCACGGGCCTTGTTGATGAGCTTCAGGAAATCCTTCTGGTACATCTGGTCCTGTGCGCTGATGTAGGAGTTTTCTTCGTCGATGTCCGCAGAAACCGACACAGTGTTCTGTGCAGCGCTCGCAGCCAGAGGCTTGAGCGGAGATGCGCAGCCAAACATCACAGCCAGCGTCATAGCAGCTGCCGCGATCTTCTGAACAGTACGCATTTCGAGTTTCATAAGACATCCTCCTGATACAGCTTTTTGTATAAAAGCCGTTTTGCATTTGATCGGTTGCGCGTTGCAAATCCGTTTTGCAACTCGTTCGTTTCACAAGTGCAACTCTTGTGTCACAAGAGTATCACAATAGCATCTCATCGTCAAGGGGTTTTGCGCAATTTTTCGGGACAAAAATGCAAAAAATTCAAAAATCGGTCCGTTCAGAATCGTAACACAAGTGCAACTGCATCCGGAAGTGTCCCCTTTTCCCGTTACGCTCGTGTTGCACTTCGAGTGCGTTTTCTGGGAAGTGCAACACATTTTTGTTCTTTCACTCACTTTCCTCTCAAAAGTCAGACTTATCAAAAATGCATATTATTGCATTTTTATTCATTTGATTGCATATTGTGCATTTTTCGCTTTTCCCGTACACAAAAAAAGACACCGCGCCCTGCATTTCTGCAAAGCGCGGTGCCCGCGTTTCGATCGGTTTCCGGTCAGTTCATCTCTTCCAGAGCCTTCTTCAGGTTCTGTGCGATCTGGTCCGGGCAGCTGGTGTTGCGGAACCCGCACAGCGTACCGTCCAGACGTGCAATGACGTCCTCGGCCTTCATGCCGGTGACCAGCTGGCAGATGCCTTTCAGGTTGCCGTTGCAGCCGCCGATGACCTCGATGGACGCAATGGTGTGGTCGTCGTTCAGGACAAAATTGGTCTGCTTGGAGCAGGTGCCTTTGTTTGCAAAGCTGAATTCCTTGCTCATGGTTTCAAACTTCCTCTCTCTTTCTTATAAAAGAAAAGCCTTTTCCGGCTTTATCGTGTGCCATTGCCGCCGCCCCGTTTGCGGGCGATCTCCTGCAGGCGGGTGACCGTCTCGTCCGGAGTGGTACAAGTGCCGATGGGATGGGGCACCTTGTGGTTCCGGCCATGGAAATCCGTCCCAGCCGTGGGCACAAGGCCGTATTCCCGGCAAAGCTGCACGCACTCCGCGCGGTCCTCCGGGCTGTTGCTGGGGTGGTCCACCTCGATACCATCAATGGCGCCTTCTGCCGCCAGTTCGCGCACCAGCGGCATGCTCTTGTAGACGGTGGGATGCGCAAACACCACTGCACCACCGCTGGCCTTGGCCGTGGCCAGCACTTCCCGCACCGGCAGATACTCCGGCGAGTGTAGCACGATGCCGCGGGGATTCCAGCCGAACAGCTTGTGGTAGGTCTCGCCGTAAATGCTGCCGTCACTCAGGCCAAGCTCCCCCAGCACCTGCATGATGCCGCTTTTGTAGATCACGCCGCTTTCGGCCGCCGTCTCCCAGACAAGCTCCTCGGTGAACTGCGGGTACATCGCCTCCAACTCGTGGACCGTCTGCAGGCCGCAGGCATTGCGCCGCTGCTTCATGATCTCGCAGTGCTCCCGGAGCGGGACACAGTCCAGGTTGGGGTAATAGCACAGCAGATGCACCCGGTGCTGGCGCTCAAAATCGTAACCGGTCAGCTCCACCGCTGGGATCAGCTCCACGCCCTCCTGTCGGGGATGGGCGTAGCAGTACGCCGCACTCAGGGTGGTGTCGTGGTCGGAGATGGCAATGGCATGCAGCCCGGTACGGGCCGCGATGCCCGGCAGGCGCTGGATGGGCACCGAGCCGTCGGAACAGGTGGAATGGTTGTGAAGATCGCAGGACATGGAAACGCCTCTTTAATGTTTGTAGAAATTGATCAGGCAGCCGTCGGCCAAGATCTGACGCTCGTCGTCGGTCAGCGGAGCCATGTAGAGGTCAAATGCCTTGGGTTCATCGCCCAGCACATAGGCCTTGATGTCCTTCAGGTCGCCCTTGAGCGCTTCACGCACATTGGGGATGAGGATGTAATCCCCCAGCCCGAAAGGCGTAGCCCCGGCCAGCTGCAGGGGCAGCATGCCCCAGTTGATCAGGTTGGAGCGGTAACGCTTGGTGGCATACTCGGTGACGATGTTGGCCCCGGCACCCAGCACACGCTGGCAGCTGGCGGCCTGCTCACGGGCGGAGCCGTCGCCCGGCTTGACTGCAAAGATCGTGGAGGCGATCTGCAGGTCGTTCCAGGTCAGGTTCTCGCAGCCGGGCACGGCGTGCACCTTTGCCAGCAGGGCGTCATCGGCTTTGCCGGCACGGCGGGCTTCCTCTTCGGCACGCACGGCCTTGGCACGGCCCACATACTCCGGGTCCTTGCGGCTGAGGGTGAACTCGGCCAGACCCAGGGGGTTGGAGCGGTAGGAGGAAGTCTCACCGGAGGGGATCAGCTCGTCGGTGGTCGTAACAGGGTCGGTGATGTAGGACGCCACCTTCAGCAGCAGGTTGTTGCCCAGCGGTGCGATCTCCGGCCAGTCCTTGATGTTGGGGCCCAGCTTGAGCAGGGCGTCGTAGTCGCCCTTGCCAAAGCCCTGATACACGCGGGTGTCGTAGCTGGAAGGATCGTACTGGTACTCCGGCACGGTGGGATCGTAGTCGATGTCGGTGGCCGGGGTCAGGATGCCGCCGTTGGCCGTGGTGGCCGCAATGCTGCGGGCATCCATCAGGGCCACACCCGCCAGCTGGCCATTGCCGGGCTTGGAGCCTTCGCGGCTGGGGAAGTTGCGGGTGGTGTGGCGGATGGACAGTGCCCCGTTGGCGGGCACGTCGCCTGCGCCGAAGCAGGGGCCGCAGAAAGCCGTGCGCACGGTGGCACCGCTGGCCATCAGTTCGCTGATCACGCCGGTGCGCACCAGTTCCATCATGATGGGCTGACTGCCGGGGTACACGCTGAGGGCATAGTCGCCGCAGCCGCCGGTGCGGCCCTTGAGGATGGAAGCCGCCTCATAGATGCTGTCGTACAAACCGCCTGCACAACCGGCGATCACGCCCTGGTCCACCCGCAGCTTGCCGTTCTCGATCTTGCTGCACAGGTCCAGGTGCACATCCTTACGGCCGATGAGCTTCTGCACATCCTCTTCGCAGGCGTGCAGGATGTCCTCCAGATTGGCGTTCAGCTCTTCGATGGTAAAGGCATTGGAGGGGTGCATGGGCAGAGCGATCATCGGACGGATGGCCGACAGGTCCACTTCCACAACGCCGTCATAGTAGGCAAGGTCCGCCGGGGCCAGCTTCTTGTAATCCGCAGCACGGCCGTGCACGGCAAGGAACTTCTGCGTGGTCTCATCGGTCTCCCAGATGGAGGACAGGCAGGTGGTCTCGGTGGTCATGGCGTCGATGGCGTTGCGGGTGTCCTGCCGCAGGGAGGCAATGCCGGGGCCAACGAACTCCATGACCTTGTTCTTGACATAGCCGCTCTTGAACAGCTTGCCCACCAGCGCAATGGCCACATCGTGGGGGCCGCAGCCGGCAGGCAGGCTGCCGGTGAGGTAAATGGCCACCACACCCGGACGGGCCACATCGTAGGTGCGGCCCAGCAGCTGCTTTGCCAGCTCGCCGCCGCCCTCGCCGATGGCCATGGTGCCCAGTGCACCGTAGCGGGTGTGGGAGTCCGAGCCAAGGATCATTTTGCCGCAGCCGGCAAACTTTTCACGCATGTACTGGTGGATGACAGCCAGATGCGGGGGCACAAAGATGCCGCCGTACTTTTTGGCAGCCGACAGGCCGAAACGGTGGTCATCCTCGTTGATGGTGCCGCCCACGGCGCACAGGCTGTTGTGGCAGTTGGTGAGCACATACGGGATGGGGAACTTTTCCAGGCCGGACGCGCGGGCCGTCTGGATGATGCCCACAAAGGTGATGTCATGGCTGGCCATGGCGTCAAACTTGATCTTCAGGTTTTCGGCATCGCCGCTGGTGTTGTGAGCCTGCAGAATGCTGTAGGCCATGGTACCGGTCTTGGCGTTTTCCACCGCAGCGGCATCAAAGCCCTTGGCGGCCAGTGCTGCCGGTGCGTTGCCGTCTGCCGGCACCCACTCGCCGCGGGCATAATACGCACCGCCGGTGCTGCATTTGATCATATCCAACATCTCGATTCGCCTCTCTTTTTCTGTTTCCCGCCCGCCGCAGTTTGCGGGCACTGCCCCGGCAGGACGGCCAGCGGCCCCCTGCCCCATTACGATCACGGATCGTATCGTTTTTTATTATAGCATGAAACCATGGAAAGAAAAAGCACTTTTTCCGAATGAACTGTGAACAGACCGCAAAGCCTCTCCATCCGCTCGACCGCAGCATGTGTATATCATCCCCTTTCCGGAATACAAGCATGAAAAAAGCACCCAAGAACCATCGTTCTCAGGTGCTTTTCTTCATGCCGCCGACGGGGGTCGAACCCGGTCCAGAACTTTTCCGGCGAAAACCCGGCATACACATCCAACGTACTTCCGTTAAATTCTGAAATCTGCTTTTCCGGGAATGAAACCGCAAACACGGTGCGAGAAATAGAAGTGTGTTACAAAATGTGTTATCTTTCAAGGTTTTCCGGATCAAGGATTCGGCTGAGGACGTTGTCTAGGTCTGCGGCAGTCTGCACATCCTCGCCATGAATAAGATGCGCGTAGATCCCGAACGTGTCCATCTGGCGGGAGTGGCCAACCAAGGGCTTGACTTGTCCCTCTGGCAGCGTTTTTGCCAGTGATACAAACGTGTGCCGGAGATTATACGGCGGAACATAGTGCAGGCCGTTGGCCTCGCAGTAGCGCCGCCAATATTTTCTATAGGTGTCCTCACAGGAGATGACAAACACGCTCTCCTGCCCGCCTGTCAGCTTTTTCTGTGCCTGCAGAATAGCGGCCGCACTATCGGTGAGTGCAAAGGCGCGCACAGCGTTGTCGTTCTTGCCGCGGGTTTCCTCGCCACGGGTGTTTATAGCTCGCAGGATCTTCACCCGGCCACCCTTAACGTCCTTCCAGCTCAGTCCGATCAGCTCGCCCGGACGAAGGCCAGTCACAACGCTAAACCTGTACGCATTGACATAAGGATCCTCGATCAGTTTGCCGTCCAGGATCGTAGTGTCCACCTCAAAAAGTGTACGCAGATCCTCCGGCTGCAATATTTCTTTTTCCTTGGAGCGTGCACCCTTTGGCACATGCAGTTCTTCCGGCCGCAGAGTGGACATTTTGCTCAGACGCAGCCATTTGCAGAACATGGTCAAATCCGTGCACATGTTGGAAAGGTATTTTTTGCTCAGTCCTCCTGCAAATCCTTTGTTGATGATGGCTTGCAGCTGTTGTTCCGTCAGGTCTCCCACACGCCTCCGGCCAATGACTGGACGCACCCAGACGTTCCACCGGCTCTGGATCGGTTCCCAGTTGGAGCGGCTGGTGGTCAATTTCAGCTCGCCGATCCACTGCGGATAGGCTGCTTCTACCAGCATCCGAGTATTGCTGATGCCGTCATCCAGCCATGCGTCCGCCTTTGCATTGGCTTCACGCTGGCCGGTGCGGCCGGGCTTTGAGCTGGTAAAGGATCTGCGCACACCATTCTTTTGGACGTTGATCTGCCAGCGCTGCTGATTCGGCAGCCAGGCTGCCGTGTTGGTTCGTTTTCCCATAAAATGCACCTCCACAGATACACTTTGACAAGCCTGCCCGGAGGTGGTATCATAGTTTGTGCAGAGTCGCAATTCTGTAGGACCGTGACGCCATCCGGCAAGCGGTTCGGAGTCCCTCCACTGGTGCTGGTAACACCGGTGGGGGGACTTTTTTATTTAGTTGTTTGTGCGGTAGATGACTTCCATGCCCTGGTCTGGATGATAAGACCAAGTCACAGTTACATTGTCAAAGGATTCTTTTTGACGCCCGTCCAAAGCTCGAGTTTTCAGCATTTCTTCATAGAGCCAGTCAGGCAAGTCCAGTGCCTTGTTAATCGTCTCGATATGGTCGAGGCCTGTCTCGATCAAGCTCGAGTCTCCGTCCTTGTAGTTGAACGGATTTGTGTCAATCATAAGATAGGAATCGTCATCAGCAACGGTAATCATGCAATCAGAATACACTTCATAGAACTTTTTGAAGGTTTCCGCACTCGTTTTGCCGTGGTCAATAGCCGCCCACACAACATTACCAAACGGTGTGCTCACTTTTTCTCCTTTTTCATTTGTCGTGACAACTTCACTGGATAAGAAAATAGGAGAGCCATCGCCTGCTGTTTGCTGATACAATCCCTTCAGAGTAATCTGCTGGTGATCGAGTGCAGCCTTTGCATACTCATACTGAGAGTCCTTGATTGCTGCATAAAAACGCTGTCCATCTGCGGACACAACCGAGAAACATTTGTAATTTACCGCTTGATAAGGATAATTCGAGCGGTCTTCTCCTTCATAGGTGTAGAAATACCCGAAGTCTGTCTGACCTGAAAATTCTGTGGCGGTCCATTTGCTGTAGTTCGCCGCAAACGCCGGAACTGCAAAAGCAAGGCAAAGTGCCAGCACCGCGAACAATGAGACGATTTTCTTTTTCATGTTTTTTCCGTCCTTTCTGATATAAACTCCAACTCGAGCACCATTATATTTTCGGGGTACGGTCACCTCCTCACATTTTTTACCGCAGACAGAAGCCTGCAGGTATTTATTACATCAGAACCAGTGCGTATACCCCACGGCTTTGCCCTCAATGTGCACATCTTCCAGCTGGGGGCCGGTGTAGACCATCGGCGCATAAGCATTATTATAAGGCATCAAGGTCAGGGTTGTGCCGTCATAATACACCCGCTTGAGCGTCGCTTCCTCGCCTATCCGCACGGCGGCAATCTCGCCGTTCTCCACCTCCGGCTGAATGTGGATATACACCGCGTCGCCATCGTGGATGCCGGCCCCGATCATACTGTCGCCCTTGCAGCGCAACGCAAAATCGCACCGGATATCCTCCGGCGCGTCCACATGGCCGTCAATGTTCTGCTCTGCCAGGATGGGCGTGCCGCAGGCGATCGAGCCCACCAGCGGCACCTTGACCATCTTCGGCATGGGGATGAATCCCGGCGGGATGGTAGCCTTCTGGGTGGGCTGAGAGGGGCCAGGGCGCTCTTCCCAGCCCATCAGGTAAGCAGTTGTTGTTTCGAGCGCATCCGCAAACGCGGCGATTTTAGATTGTGGGATATCTGCTTTCCCGTTTTCAATCTTACTTATAGAGGATTTATCTTTATAACCCATCTTGTGAGCCAGTTCTTCAACAGTCAAGCCAAGCTCGATGCGGCGGCTCTTGATTCTGTCGTATAGAGTTGCCATAAAATCACCAACCTTCGTCCCTATCTTATCATACGGTGGAATGGCATTCAAGTATTTTTTATTTTTTTCTTAAAAAAGGTTGACTTTCATTACACCGAGTGCTATTATGATGCCGTGGAATTTAATTCCACAACGAAAGGAGGTGATTACATGACCGATACGAATGCGCTGCGTTCTGCAATCGCAGATTCCGGCCTTAAATATAAGGCTTTGGCTGAGATTATGGGCTTATCCCCTTACGCTTTGCAGATGAAAATCGACAATAAGACCGAGTTTAAGGCCAGCGAAATCGACACTCTTGCAAACGCTCTGGGAATGGATATGCAGCAGCGTGATTCCATCTTTTTTTGCCGAAAAAGTGGAATTTAATTACACGCTCCACAAATCCAACCGCCAAGGAGGTGAAGAAGATGAAGGACAACAAAAAGCCCGGCTGGAAAGAACGGCTTTCCAACTGGACAACGGCAGAGTTGATGAGACTTGCACTTTTCTTCCAGTGCATCGCACTGGTTTTTCAAATTGCCGCACTCATCCTAACAATTGTAAGATTAGCGTTATGAGCGCAGCCAAAAAGGACGCACCGCCAAAAATCGCGGCCGCAAGGGAAACCTTATAGCTTTTGAGAGCGAGCTCTCTATTCTTCTTGTTTTCCTCGGCTTGCTCTTTTTGGTCAGCTTCCATCATCTCTAACATTTTGCGAATATCTTCCGCGGAACCAAGTTGGGCGTTTGCCAATTTTTCCTTGCGAGCAATCGAATTTTGTATCATTCGATTTTCTTGCTCTTGTTGTTCCGCAAACTGCCTCATGACATCATGAACCTGCCAGGCACTGTTAAGATTATCGTAAAGACCCATACAACACGCCTCCCTTCCTCTTAAGTATACCGCAGAAGGGAGACATCAACAAGGAGGTACACACTATGAACCGACTGACGAACCCCCGGTGCAGCGGCATCAAAGAGGGCTACTGGAGCCCGGCCAAGAAAGAAGAGCTTGTGCAGCGGCTGGCAGCTTATGAAAACACCGGCTGTACGCCGGAAGATATCCGAGAGTTGAAAGAATTCAAGAGCCGGCACGATGACCGGTTCCAGACTTTCAGCCCGGACTAAAAAGAGGAGACACACAGCCATGGAACGTTACATGATTTTGCTCAAACCCGGCGGGGAGGAGCTGATCGGCTTTTCCCTGCCGGTGTGCCAGACCCTGGCCGAGTTCTGGGCGCTGGAACTGGAAGCGTGAACGGCCGCAACAAGCGCTGGGCAGAACAGCGCTGGGACAAACGCCAGCCGGAGCGGCTGGCACACATCCGCAAAAAGAAGGAGGACAAAAGCCATGAGAAGGCCAAGAAGCCCTTACCTGAAGCTGGCCCGCCTCATCGAGGACGAAGGGTTTGAGCACCGGGAGTTCGCCAAGCTGGTCGGCATGGGTGAAAGTACCCTGTCCACCCGCCTGAACCCGAAGCCGGAGCAAAAGAACAATGAGTGGCGCCATTACGAGATCACCGCAATCTGCAGGGAGCTTCACATCCCGCAGGAGCAGATCGGGGAGTATTTCTTCCCGAAAGTCGAGAAAGGAGCATAAACATGAAGGCAAAACTTTACATCGACAGTGAGGACTCGACCATCAAGATCGAAGGTGGTCCCAGCGACGTGCTGCATCTTCTGGTGTGCGCAATCGCCCAGATTCTGAAGAGCTATTTCCCGGACGATTTTGAGCGGCAGATGTGCTGGGCGTCTGGACTGCTCTACAACACGATCCGCGCGCTGAAAGAGGAGGACGACGATGAAGATTAAGTCAAGAGTATGGCACTGGCTGGCCGTGGCCTGCGGCAGTGTGGGTCTGGTGCTGGGCATGGGTGCCGAGGGCGCCGCACAGACGGGCGGCGCGATCAATGGCAACACCTTCACCACAGCGGTGGTGCTGGTCCTGCTGGGGCTGCTGTGCATGAAGCTGGGCTTCCTGGCACAGGACCGTGAAGAACGGGAGGGCAAGGGCGGCCGCTATGGCCGGATCACCCGCAACCACGCCCGCAATGATGACTACCCGCATGACAAGGAGATGGGCGCATGAACCGGATGCAGCACACTCGCCCTTGTGCCAGCTGAGGCAAGATGATGTACAACGTTGGCAACCAGCGCAAATACTGCCCTGAGTGCTGCCGGAACCGCCACAACGCCAGCAACCGCAAGTGGCGGGCGTCTGGCACCAGGACCGAGCAGAGGCACCGGGCGCTGTGGAAGGCAAATGCAGAAGGCCGCCATGACGCGTTGCTGGCAGATGTCCGGGCCGCAGAACAGGCCGGTCTGAGCTATGGCAAGTACATGCTGACCAAAAACAAAAAGCCCGCCGGTGTTGGCGCACCGACGAGCCCAAGGGATGATGGATTTTCCCAATCACATCACCCCGATAATATCACAAAATCGGAGGTTTTACAATGAAAGGAATCCTGATCGAGCCGGGCAAAGCCCCGGTCGTCACCACCCTGCCGGACACGCTGCAGGGCATCGAAGCCATGCTGGGCTGCGATTGCACGCAGAAGGTGCTGCCCCGCACCCCGGCGGTGCTGGTGTACGGCATCCTCGGCAAGGGGCTGAACCGCATCTACCGCGGGCAGAACATCTACGGCACCATCCTGTGCTACGGGTGGAAGAACAACAGCCTCGTGCCCATGAGCAAAGACCTGCAGGCCGAGCTGCTGGACCGCCTGAAGGACACGGAGGTGCGGGTATGACGGACTACACCATCAGTTCCAAGATTTCCAACGAGATGGTTTATGCCTGTTACCGCGGCCGGTTCTGGTACTGGAACGGCAGCATTTGGAAAGAAAGCCGCATCATGACGCATAGATTTGAGCTGGCCAGAGCGGCAGACAAGAATCTGACCCCACAGTCGTTTCTGACCAATGGCGCGGAGTTCGCCCCGCTGGACGAGTACGAAATCGACTGCGCAATGCTGGACGCATTAGAAAATGCCAAGCCCTGCAAAAATGCCCCCATCGACCCAGTGGAAGAGGATTCTTCCTCGAGTGTTCCTGCTTCCTGCATCTGCTCTACCTGCACCTGTGGCGGGTGCAAAGAAGAATGCTTCGGAAACTGCCACAGCTGCGGCCATCCCGTGCAGGAGTGCAACAGCTACCAGACCGAAGGCGAAAAGCATTTAACTCCCGCTCACTCTGCGGATGTTGACAAACCGGAAGTGCCCGGAACCCAGACGACACAGGACAAGCCCCTGACCACCGTGCCGGACGAGATCCGCCCGGCGTTCGATTACTCCGGGCTGGATGCACAGACGGTGTATGACCTGCACTTTGCAGAAAAGGAGTACCAGCACGGCAAAAAGCTGGCCGAGCGCGGCCTGATCCGCATGGGCGATGCCATCGCCATTGCGCATGAAGCGCTGTGCGGCACCGTTGTCGCAAATTGCGACAACGGTAGGTTTGCCAAAAAAGACGACACCTTCCGGGCGTGGTGCGTGTCCATCGGCATCACCAAAGATACCGCTTACCGGCTGTTACAGGTGGCCGCCCTGATGGACAACAGCAGCCCCCGCCAGCAGCGAGTGCTGAAAGAGTTGTCTCCGTCTCTGCTGTATGCCGTGGCCAAGCCCAGCGCCCCGGCAGAGCTGGTGGCACAGGTCAAGAGCGGTGATATCACAACACACAAGCAGTATCAGGAAGCCCTTGCCCAGATCAAAGCCGAGAAAGAGCGGGCCGATGCTGCCGAGGCTGAGCGGGACAAGCTGCTGGGTGCCCAGAATCGGGCTGCTTGGGCGGAAAGCCACATCCAAGATGTCGAAGCCCAGCGGGATGCCGCCCTTGCAGACGTGCAGGGCCTGACCGAGCAGAACGCCAAGCTCCAGCAGAGCTACCACGATGCAGACGAGAGCCGCATTGCGGCCAACCTCCAGCGCCAGAAAGCCGAAGCTGAGCGCGACAGGGCCGAAGCCCGCGCCAAGGACGCGGAGAACCAACTGGCAGGCTCCCGGCAGGTGGCCGAAGCGGCAAAGCTGCGGGGCGACAAACTCAAGGCCGAGAACGACGCGCTGAAAAGTCAGCCCATCACCGCGGTGGTGGACGAAGAAGAGGTGGACAGGCGTGCCGGAGAAAAGGCGTACCAGATGGCCGCCGAGATGACCGCCGAGCTGCAGGCAAAGCTGAACGCCGTCACCGGAGACGCAGAGCAGGACGTCCGGAACGCTTACGACAGCGTCCTGCTAGCCAGCCGCTCCATGCTGAACACCTGGCAGATGGTAAAGCCGCAGTTCTGCAAGCTGCCCCAGGAACAGCTGGAAGCCGCTGCCCAGCAGCTTATCCGCACACTGGGACAGATCCAAGGGGAGGTTTCCAAATGTCTGTAACCATTACGGCCCTTGAGGCCGAAAACGTCAAGCGCATCAAGGCGGTTGCGCTCACCCCTGCCCCCACCGGGCTCACCCTCGTAGGCGGCAACAACAATCAGGGCAAGACCAGCGTGCTGGACGCGCTGGCGTGGGCCCTGGGCGGGGACCGTTTCCGTCCGGACGCCGCACAGCGGGACGGAGCTATCGCTCCTGCGCACCTCAAGGTCACACTGTCCAACGGCGTGGTGGTGGAGCGCAAGGGCAAAAATGCCAGCCTGACCGTCACCGACCCCACGGGCCGCCGCAGCGGCCAGCAGCTGCTCAACGCCTTTGTGGAGCCGCTGGCCCTCGACCTGCCCCGCTTCATGGACGCCAGCGACAAGGAAAAGGCTGACATCCTGCTGCGCATCATCGGCATTGGAGCCGAGCTGCACACCCGGGATCTGGAGATCAAGGGCCTGTACGACAAGCGCACCTTCACCGGTCAGCTGGCCGCCCAGAAAAAGCACTTTGCCGAGGAAATGATCTCCTACCCGGAAGCCCCGGACGAGCCGGTGAGCGCCTCCGAGCTCATCCGCCAGCAGCAGGACATTCTGGCCCGGAATGGCGAGAACCAGCGCCTGCGGGCCCAGTATGCAGAGCTTGAACAGCAGGTGCAGCAGTGTGTGGACGAGCTGAAGCGCACCCGGGAACGCATTGCCACACTGCAGCAGCTGGCAGATGAACTGGACGCCAAGCACACCAAGTTGTTCAATCAGCGGGAAACTGCAAGAAAGACCGTCTCCCAGCTGCAAGACGAATCCACCGCCGAGCTGGAAGCCTCCATCCGGGACATTGAGGAGACCAACCGCAAGGTGCGTGCCAACCTGGAAAAATCCCGGGCTGAGGACGAAGCTGCCCAGTATGCCAGCGACTACGACAAGCTGACCGGCCAGATCGAGGACAAGCGTGCCGAGCGCATGGCCCTGCTGAACGGGGCCGACCTGCCCCTGCCGGGCCTCAGCGTGGAGGACGGTGTCCTTACTTACAACGGCAAGCGCTGGCGGGACATGTCCGGCAGCGACCAGCTGCGGGTGGCCACGGCCATCGTGCGCCGGCTGAACCCGGACTGCGGCTTTGTTCTGCTGGACAAGCTGGAGCAGATGGACATGACCACCCTGACCGAGTTTGGCCGCTGGCTGGAAGCAGAGCACCTGCAGGCCATCGCCACCCGGGTTTCCACCGGCAGCGAGTGCCAGATCATCATTGAGGACGGCATGGTAAAGGATGCCGAGCCGCCTGTCACCGAAAAGCCCCAGCCGAACAAGAGCTGGACGAAAGGAGCGTTTTAAATGAGCAAGTATGCAGTCACCAGCGGCATCCAGACCGCCCCCGTCAAAACCGTGCTGTACGGGCCGGAGGGCATTGGCAAAAGCACCTTTGCCTCCCACTTCCCGAGCCCTGTGTTCATCGACACCGAGGGCGGCACCAAGCGCCTGAACGTGGCCCGCCTGCCCCAGCCCACCAGCTGGGCCATGCTGCTGGACGAGGTGGCCGAGGTGCGCAAAGGCAACGTGCCCTGCAGCACGCTGGTGCTCGACACAGCCGACTGGGCCGAGCGCCTGTGCATCCAGGCGGTGTGCGCCCGTGCCAAGGTCAACGGCATCGAAGATTTTGGCTACGGCAAGGGCTACACCTACGTCAAGGAGGAGTTCAGCAAGCTGCTGGATGCCCTGGAAGAGGTGCTGAACGCCGGCCACAATGTGGTGGTGCTGGCCCATGCCGCCATCACCAAGTTTGAGCAGCCGGACGCCGTGGGCAACTACGACCGCTGGAGCATGAAGACCTCCAAACAGGTGGCCCCGCTGCTGCGGGAGTGGTGCGACATGCTGTTGTTCGCCAACTACAAGACCGTGGTGGAAAAGGCGGGCAGCAGTCCCAACGCCAAGAACAAGGCCAGCGGCGGCCGCCGGGTCATGTACACCACCCATCATCCCTGCTGGGACGCCAAGAACCGCTTTGGCCTGCCGGAAGAAGTGCCCTTTGAGTACACCAGCATTGCCGCCTGCATTCCCGGTTGCAACACTGAGAACAGGGCAGTTCTTGGCTCTCCCTCTGGGAGAGCTGGCACGGCGCAGGCCGTGACTGAGAGGGCGAGCCAGCCGGAAGCCGACATCCTGCCCAGCCCCGCACCGCAGCCGGAACCGCCCCGCGAGGAAGTGCCCCGCGAGGAAGTGCCCCGCGCTCTGCTCACACCGGATCTGGTCGCCCTGGGCGTGCCGGAAAAACTGGCTCCGCTCATGAGCGCCAACAACGTGACTCCGGAAGAGCTGCAGCATGTAGTGGGCGAGCGGGGCTACTTCCCGGAGGATATGCCCATCAAGGACTACCCCATGGATTTTGTGGAGGGCTGCCTGATCGCCGCATGGCCGCAGGTGCTGCAGATGGTTCTGGACAGCCGTGACCTGCCGTTTTAACGTACATTAAATAAAGGAGAAGCATTATGAACGAGATGAACAACGAAGGTTTCGCTTTGGGTTGGGATGACGAGTTTACCAACGAGCAGCAGGAATTCGTGCTGCTGCCGGAGGGCGAGTACCCCTTTGAAGTGACCCAGATGGAGCGTGCCCGCTATGAGGGCGGGGCCAAGCTGCCGCCCTGCTCCATGGCAAAACTGACCCTGCGCATTTATGGCGGGGCCAAGGGCGACACCACCGTGACCCACCGCCTGTACCTGCATACCAAGACCCAGGGTCTGCTGGGCGCGTTCTTTGAGAGCATCGGCCAGTGCAAGCGGGGCGAAACCTTCCGCCCCCGCTGGAACGAGGTGGTAGGTGCCAAGGGCATCTGCAAGCTGGGCATCCGGGAGTACACCAAACAGAGCGGCCCTCACGCCGGTGAGACCGGCCAGAGCAACGAGGTGCAGCGCTTCCTGCCGCCCCCGGCACCCAAGGCGGCACCCTCGCAGGGCTGGACGCAGGGGGCATTCTGATGGGGCAGGAACTGAGACCCTACCAGCAGCAGGCCCGTGACCGCATCCACGCCGAGTGGGACGCCGGCCACACCCGCACCCTGCTGGTGCTGCCCACCGGCACCGGCAAAACCATTGTGTTTGCGTCGGTGGCTGCCGATCAGGTGCGTGCCGGCGACCGGGTGCTCATTCTGGCGCACCGGGGCGAGCTGCTGGAACAGGCTGCCGACAAGCTGCAGCGTTCCACCGGCCTTGTCAGCGCCGTGGAAAAGGCCGAATCCACCTGCCTGGACAGCTGGTTCCGGGTGGTGGTGGGCAGCGTGCAGACCCTGCAGCGCACCGCCCGGCTGGAACGCTTCCCGCAGGATTATTTCGGCACCATCATCATCGACGAGGCCCACCACGCCATCACCGACGGTTACCGCCGCATCCTGGACTACTTCAGCGGGGCCAAGGTGCTTGGCGTCACCGCCACGCCGGACCGCGGCGACATGCGCAATCTGGGCGAGGTGTTCGACAGCCTGGCCTTTGAGTACAAGCTGACCGACGCCATCAAGGAGGGCTATCTGTGCAAGATCATGGCCCAGACCATCCCGCTGCAGCTGGATATTACATCCGTGACCATGAGCGGCGGCGACTACGCCGTGGGCGACCTGGGCACAGCCCTTGATCCGTATTTGGAGCAGATCGCCGCCGAAATGGCTCGGCGCTGCAAGAGCCGCAAAACGGTGGTGTTCCTGCCGCTGATCAAGACCAGCCAGAAGTTCCGGGACCTGCTGAACACCTACGGCTTCCGGGCTGCCGAGGTCAACGGCCAGAGCGACGACCGCAGGCAGGTGCTGGCCGACTTCGACGCCGGCAAATACAATGTGCTGTGCAACTCCATGCTGCTCACCGAGGGCTGGGACTGCCCCTCCGTGGACTGCGTGGTGGTGCTGCGGCCCACCAAGGTGCGCAGCCTGTACAGCCAGATGGTGGGGCGCGGCACCCGCCTTTCCCCGGGCAAGACCGACCTGCTGTTGCTGGATTTCCTGTGGATGACCGACAAGCACGAGCTGTGCCGCCCGGCAGACCTGGTCTGTGAGGACCGCACTGTGGCCCGCCAGATGACCGAGACGCTGGCCGAAAGCGGCTGCCCGGAGGACATCGAGGAGGCCGCCGCCCAGGCCAGCGAGGACGTGGTGGCCCAGCGGGAAGAAGCCCTTGCCAAGCAGCTGGAAGAGCAGCGCCGTAAAAAGGCAAAACTGGTGGACCCGCTGCAGTACGAAATGAGCATTCAGGCCGAAGATCTGGCCGGGTATGTGCCCGCCTTTGGCTGGGAGGCCGGTCCGCCCAGCGAGCAACAGACCGCCGCGCTGGAAAAGCTGGGCATCCTGCCGGACGCAGTGGAATCCGCCGGCAAGGCCGCCCTGCTGCTGGACCGCCTGAACAAGCGCCGGGACGAGGGCCTGACCACGCCCAAACAGATCCGCTGTCTGGAAAAGTACGGGTTCCAGCATGTGGGCACCTGGAGCTTTGAGGCCGCCCGCCACATGATCGATCGCATAGCGGCTCAGGGCTGGCGCGGCGTGCCCAAGGGCGTGAACCCCCGCACCTATACCCCCGCTGCGGAGCCGCCTGCTGCAGACAGTCCTTTTGATTTTGGATGGTAACGTGAATGGACAATGCGAATGAACTCAAAGAAGCGCTGGATTTTCTCAGCCCGTCCGCCCTGACCTACGACGAATGGATCCTGGTGGGCATGGGCCTGAAGGAAGCCGGCCTGCCCGTGGAAGCATGGGAACAGTGGAGCGCCCGGGACGGGGGCCGCTACCACAAAGGCGAGTGCGCCAAGAAGTGGGCCAGTTTCCACGGCGGCGGGGGCAGCCCCGTCACGGCCAGCAGTATCTTTCAGCTGGCCTATTCCAGCGGATGGAGAGGCCCTGCCGGCCATGCACTGGACTGGAACGACGACATCTCCGCCGGGACGAACCACACAGACGGCCAGCTGGTAGACCCCCGTTGGGTGGAAGCCCACGATCTCGCCCTGCCGGAACAGTGGGACCCTGTGGACCAGCTCAGGCGCTACCTGCAGGCCCTGTTTGAAGAGGACGAGTATGTGGCCTATGTCACCGAGAGTTTCATGGCCGACGACAAACGCCGCCCGGCCAAGGGCAGCTGGACCCGCACCGCCGGGCAGCTCCTTGCCGAACTGGGCACCTGCGGCGGGGATCTCGGCAAGGTGCTGGGCGACTGGGACCCGGAGGTGGGTGCCTGGATCTGCTTCAACCCCGTGGACGGCACAGGCCGCAAGGACGCCAACGTCACCGCCTACCGCTACGCCCTTGTGGAGTGCGATAACATGGAGCTGGGCAAGCAGCAGGCCATCATCAAGCAGCTGGAGCTGCCCTGCGCCGCGCTGGTGTACTCCGGCGGCAAGAGCGTCCACGCCATCGTCAAGGTGGACGCCCCGGACTATGCCGAGTACCGCAAGCGGGTGGATTACCTCTACGCTGCCTGCCAGAAAAACGGCCTGACCCTCGACCAGCAGAACCGCAACCCCAGCCGCCTGAGCCGGATGCCCGGCATCCTGCGCGGCGACAAGCGGCAGGTGCTTCTGGAGACCAATTTCGGCAAGAGCTGCTGGGACGAGTGGGTGGACTGGCTGGAAGCCGAGACCGACGACCTACCGGACACCGAGAACCTCGCCGCCGACTGGGAGCACCTGCCCCCGCTGGCAGACCCGCTCATCTTCGGGGTGCTGCGCAAAGGGCACAAGATGCTTCTGGCGGGCCCCAGCAAGGCCGGCAAGAGCTTTGCCCTCATCGAGCTGTGCATCGCCATTGCCGAGGGCAAGCCGTGGCTGGGCCAGTTCTCCTGCGCCCAGGGCAAGGTGCTGTACATCAATCTGGAGCTGGATCGGGCCTCCTGCCTGCACCGCTTCAAGGATGTGTACACCGCCATGGGCCTGCCGCCGGAGCACCTGAAAAACATTGACATCTGGAACCTGCGCGGTGCGTCCGTGCCCATGGACAAGCTGGCCCCCAAGCTCATCCGCCGGGCCCAGAAAAAGGGCTACATGGCCGTGGTGCTGGACCCCATTTATAAGGTCATCACCGGCGACGAGAACAGCGCCGACCAGATGGCCAAGTTCTGCAACCAGTTTGACCTTGTGTGCCGCGCACTGGACTGCGCCGTGATCTACTGCCATCACCACAGCAAAGGTGCCCAGGGCGGCAAGCGCAGCATGGACCGTGCCAGCGGTTCCGGCGTGTTCGCCCGTGACCCGGACGCCATGCTGGATATGACTGAACTGACGCCCACGGATGCCATCCGGGAACAGCTGCGCAACAAGGCAGCCTGCCGGGTCATCAAGGCCATGCTGGACAAACGCGGCCATGCCGATGCCTACGGCCCGGACGATACCCTCAGCAAGAGCCGGATGCTGGCCGTGGCCAAGGAATGCCTGGGCCTGGCCGACCTCCGGGCCATCGACGCGGAGGTGGCCGCCGCCCAGAAGCAGGCCGACGGTATGACTGCCTGGCGCATCGAGGGAACCTTACGCGAGTTCGCCCGCTTTGACCCGGTGAACTTGTGGTTCGACTACCCGGTGCACAAGCCGGACAGCGGACTGCTGGAGGATCTGCAACCGGACAGCGACTTCCGTACCCTGGGCAACCGCGGTGCCGCCAAGCGCTGGGGCGACAAAGGCAAAGTGACCAAGGACAAAAAAGCCGAACTGGACACCGCCTTTGAAGCCTGCACCATGGACGGTGAGGTGACCGTCTATGCTCTAGCCGAATACATGGACCTGAAGCCCCGCACCGTCAAGACCCGCCTGAAGGATGACGGACGGTTCTGGATCGACGGAGAAAAGGTGGGCCGCAAGGAACCCGGCAGCAACGGTTAAACGATTTGTAATTTTTGCAATTACAGTTTGTTGTAAAAATGCAGTTATAGCCGCTATTTTGCACGACACGAAAAACTGCAATTTTGCAGTTATAGCCGCTATGACTGCAGATTTTGCAGTGCAAAATAGCCTATATATAATAGCTAAAACTGCAACTGCAATTGTGATGGGGTTTCCCGAAGGATGGGGCGACCACAGCCCCCATCCATTCGGAGACCCTCCCCATCACGTTGGCGAACTGAAAAAAGAAAAACGAGGTGAACCCCATGTACACGCAATTCTTTATCCCCATGCAGCCGCCCACCACCACCCACAACGCAAAGCAGCTGCACGCTTACATGAAGGGCGGGCAGCCCCACGCGGTGCTCCACGACAGCCCGGAGCTGAAAGCCGCCCGCGCCAAGCTCCATGCGTATCTCGCACCCCATGCGCCCAAAGCGCCCATCCCAGCAGGCCAGCCGGTACGGCTGCTGGTCAAGTGGTGCTTTCCCACCGAGGGCAAGCGCCGCAGCGGCGAGTGGCGCACCAGCAAACCCGACACCGACAACCTGGAAAAGGCCCTCAAGGATGAGATGACCCGACTGCACTTCTGGGCCGATGACGCGCAGGTGTGCAGCGAGATCGTGGAGAAATTCTGGTCGGACCCCTGCGGGGTGTTCGTCCGGGTGGAGGAAGTCCGATGACCTACGAAGAGAAAAAGGCCTGGCTGTGGCGGTACCGGTCGGCCAAGCGGTTCGAGCGGCTGCGTCTGGACGAGCTGGCTACGCTGGAAGCGGAAGCCATGCACACCACCCAGCGCTATTCCGCCATGCCGGGCGGCGGCGGGGACGGTCAGGCGCTGCCCAGAGCCGTGGAGCGCATCGAGGAAGCAAAGCAGGCTGCTGAAGCACAATCCACTGTGTGCGACGCCATCCGTGCCGAGCTGATGGACGTGTTCAGCCAGCTGGACAACGAGGTGGATTTCATGATCCTGTTCCGCCGGTACGTCCTGCTGGAGGACTGGGACAAGATCGCCGTTTACGTCCGGTTGTCCCGCAGCCAGATGTTCCAGCATCACAGCGCCGCCGTCCGCCAGCTGGACATCAAAAGTCCGGAGCAAACCGGAGCGGACCGGACTTGATAACACTGTCAACCTCTGCTAAAATTTAAAATGCAATAGCCCGCAGGAAAGGTCCCTTACTCCCTTCCCCCTGCGGGCTTTGTGCTGCCCGGCTGCGACAGGGGAACACACATTTACTCACCCAACAGCCTGAATGTACCAGCCGGGCCTTTTTTGATATTTCCCGCCGTCCGCAGGGGCGGCTTTTTTCATACCCCCGGGGCCTGCAAAGACCCCCGGGGTCATTTTGTACCCCGGCCTTTCAAAACACCCCCTGCCTGCAAAAGGCCTCCTCCCCCTTGAGGAGACCGGCAGGCAGCACACCCCAAGGAGCTGCCCAT